AGGCCATCACCGACGAGGTGACGTTTCTGGATGGCATCCTGGCGGAGCACGACCGAACCGGCGAATACCTGCCGAGCTTCGTTGCCGAGGCCCATGCTCGACGTGCCGCGCTGCTCGAGGCTTTCGAGGAGGCCAAGGCGGAAGAGCGGCGGAAGTTCGGGGTGCGGCGGTGACGTGGGCAGCCTTGGCCCTCGCGCTCAGCGTGCTCTTGTGGGCGACGCTGGCCACCTTCCGGGCGCCTCACGTGCGGCTGCTCTCTCACGAAGTGGTGAACAGCGGCAACGAATTCGCGACGGTCAAAGTTCGCCCATGGGGCTGGCCGTTCTGGCGGCCGGTGATGCTTTACGGAAGTTCGGGCGGCGGCTGGTGGGACGAGCACACCGGCAAGAGCATGTCGCGAGCCGTCGACGACAAGTTGCAGGTGCTGCTGGACGCAAGCCGAGCCCGATACGCCCAGCTGAATGATGGGCTATTCCCCGGTGAGGAAGCGCCGAGCCAGGAACAGGAGCGACGGCACGCGCGTCTGGGGGAACAGCGTAGGCGCGAGATGAGCGAGCAGCAGCGCAAGCTCGAGGAGGACATGCGCAAGCCGCACGGCATGAGCTGGGACCGATTGGAGTACATGCGCCAGCGGGGTGACAGGTGATGGCAGAGCGAAGCTCCAACCAGAAGCCGCGCGCGAAGCGTAGGCAGTCAAAAAAAGCCCTGTCAATACGCAGTGCAGCAGATCGGTCGCGTGCGCGCGAACCTTACAGCGACGAGCAGAAGCAGCAGCTTTTGCAGGCCACCAGCGTCGAGCATCGGGTGGAAACTATTTGCGCGTGGATGGTGCGAGGCTGGTACCAGCCTGCCGACTACGTTGCGCTGGCGCGGGTGTGGGGCGTCAACGAGCGTCACGCCTCGCAGTACGCAGCGGAGGCCAGGCGGATGCTCGCTCGCGAGCTCCTGAGCAAGAGCGCCGACGAGCTTCGCGCCGAGCTCCTGGCCCGGATGGCCTACATCGGCCAGGACGCGCTCACTCGGACCGAGGAGGCGGTGACCGTGAAGGGTGACATCGTCACCGTGCGCAGGCCCGACCACCGGACGGCGCTACGCGCAGCCGAGGCGCAGAGCGAGCTCCTGGGCTTGAAGGTCCAGCGGCATCACCACGTCATCAGCGCGGGCGACCTGACGACAGAGCAGATCATCGAGCAGCTGGCGGCACAGGGCGTGCGCGTCGAGATGCCGGTCCCCGTGCTCACGACGGGGGAAGCGGTTGCGACGCCGGCCGAGCCAGAAACCAAACAGCGGGCCGAAGGGCTCGCGGAGACGGAGGAAAGAAACGATGCCTGAGATCCAATCGAAACACCTACCCCTGGTTCGCGACGTGGCCGCGCTGCCGGCGCAGTCCGACATGACCAAGGTGCGGCCCCTGAACGATCAGGTGCTCATCCAGCTCGAGGAGCGCGCGGCATACCACGGACTCATTGAGCTGCCCAAGACCGCAGACAGTCGCAAGCTCGGTCGGCGTGCGGCGCGCGTCATCGCCGTGGGGCTCGGAGCTCGGGGCAAGAACGGCCAGCGTCTACCCATGGACGTCCATGTCGGCCAGCGCGTGCTCGTCGACTCGGACCCGGGCTGGGAGCTGCCGGACGGGTATCGCATGCTCCGCGTCGGGGCGATTCACGGCGTGCTGCCTGAAGGGGTCAGCGTTGACGAGATGGGGGTGGGTCGTGCCTGAGTGCACCGAGGCGGAGCGTGCGCTGCTTGACGCGCATCTTCAGGGCGCCTCCGGTGAGGCGCTCCAACGGGCTGTCGGTCGCGTTCAGGCGGAGCGGCTCACGCCAGAGCTGCGCGAGCGGGTCGTGCGTGCTTGCCTCGCTCAGAGGCGAGCCAACCAGCAGGCGGACGAGGCCTGGTCGGCGCTCACGGCGGCAACCGGAATCAGTGGCAGCGGCATCGAAGGGATCTGGAATGAGCTGCATCGGGAAGCGAAACAACGATTGGAGGCAGGGCAATGAAGATCCGAATCAAGGTACGCAGAGACAGAGCGTGGTCGGTTTGGGCGGACATCTACGACGAGAGCCTATGGGCCTACGTCGAGCAGGGCGAGGCCAAGCGCGTCGCGGCCTACGACGTCGAGCGTGAGGCGGCCAAGGTGCGGCGCGAGTCCGAGCGCGACAAGCGGCGGCATGAACAGGTGGTCGCCATCGAGCGCAAGGAGATCCCGCCCCCGACGCTCACCGATGAGGAGATCCAGACGCCGCTGCCGCCCGAGCTCACGACTGAGGAGCGCGCGCCGCGCAAGGCATTCACGCCCGCCGAGTTCGTGCGGCTGTTTGGGCCGGGCGAGTACATCATGCTGGTTGCCACCACGGCGCTTGCTCTCGAGCAGAACGGCTGGGCTGACGAGGTGCGAATCGAGGCGGTGGAGAACGGCGACCCCGCGTGAGTTCTCTCCTCCGCAAGCTCAGGAAGCGGGCGGCGGCCAGCGCGGTGACGCTCGCGCGCCGCAAGCGCAAGGCCGAGGTGGCCGAGTTCGAGGCGCAGCGCAAGGTGCTGTTCGACCGGCTGCGGAACTGCGCTAACGAATGCGGCGAGCTCAACGCGATGCGCTTCCTCGCGTTCTTGAAGCAGCAGCGCCGCGGGTACGTCGCGCAGGCCGATGGCGCCAGCGTGTACATGCAACTAGTCGATGACATCGAGGCTCTGGATGAGCTCGAGAAAGAATGGGCCGAGAAGGATGCAGCAGATCTCAAAGCTAGCGAAGCTGTTCCGGCGGAGACCGGCGAGCCTCGGCCAGACTGAGGGCCGATGCGCCCTGCTGTGCCGCGACTGCGCGGAGGAGCGCGGGTTCACGGAGGAACTTACCATCGTGATCGATGGCCTACTCGCGTGCGAGGACTGCGGCGCCGTCGGCAGGCCGGGCCCGGGCTGGACGATTCAGATCGGGGCGTACGAGCGCCCGAGCAAGGAGGCACATGAAACAGCTGGCGCTAATCAACCCGCTGGATGACAGGGGCGAGCGCGTCTACACCGTCGGCGAGAATTGCGACGCCATCACTGAGCTTGCCCACGGGGGCTACCTCATCGTGCGCGGCACGCGAGAGGACACCGTGCCCGGCGCTCGGGTGGAGCGCTACACGCACAACCCTCGCCACGGTCTGACGCGCGAGCCGGAGCTCACGCCTACCCCGATCCCGAAGGTGGAGCGCAACGGGCTCTCGCCGGAGCCGGTGTTGCCGGCGCTGGGCTTCGGCACGGTCATAGTGAACAAGCCGATCAATCTACCCAAGGGCGTCGCCATCACCGGCGACGAGACGGCGCCGTGGGGCTGCATCTCCTGCTCGTTCCGTTCGGCCACCGTGCACGGCGTCAAGGTTCACTTCGCAAAGAGCCATGGGTGAGCCGTGACCGATCCCGAGCTCGAAAAGCGCGTGGTGGTCATGCTGGGCACGACGATCTTTCTCGATCCCGACGCGAGCGAGCCTGTGCGCCACGTCCCGCCGGGCTACCGCTGGTCAGGCTTCCACGTTCGAACCGACGTGTTCAACTCGATCTTGCAGGGCGCGGGCCACTGGCACCCTGAGCGCGCATGAGCCTCATCCCCGTCGACGAGCTTCTGGCCGAGCTCGAGCGGCGGAGGCGTCCGAAGAAACCGGCAACTCCGATCCCGCCCCCGGAAGCGCTGCAGCGGCTCATCGCCGACCTGCATCCGAAGCAACGCGCGTTTGTGTGCGACCCTGCCAGACGCAAGGCCGCGCTGTGCTCGCGCCGCGCCGGCAAGTCTTGGGGCATCGCCGTCTGGCTGCTCGAGGGCGGCTACAGCGACCCGGGCGGCCTGTCCGTCTACATCGTCCGCAGCAAGGGCGACGCGCGACGCATCCTGTGGGACGAAACCCTGCGCGTCATTTCCGAGCGCTACGAGCTCAACCTGTGGCTGCGCGAGATCGATAACCAGCTGATGGTCGTGCTCCCCAACGGGCACAAGATCTGGCTGGCCGGCTGCAAGGACTCCTCGGAGATGGGCAAGTTTCGCGGGCCGAAGTACCGGCGCGCCGTCATCGACGAGGCACAGGAGTTCGCGTTCCTCGGTGAGCTCGTACGCGCCAGCATCCGCCCGGCCCTCATCGACAAGCACGGTGAGCTCTGCGTTGCGGGCACGCCGAGCCCCATCCCAGCCGGCCTGTTCTACGTCGCGACTACGGGCGACGGCGGCGAGAAGTGGAGCTCTCACCACTGGACGATCCGCGACAACCCCTACCTCACCCAGGTCGAGGAGGAGCTGGCCGAGGAGCTCAAGCACTACGGCGGCGACGCGACACACCCGACCTTCCGCCGTGAGTGGCTCGGCGAATGGGTGCGCGACGAGGGCGCGCTGGTCTACCCGTACAACGGACAGATCAATGCTTGGAACGCCAAGGAGCTGCCGCACGGCGAGTACCAGTACGCGATCGGCGTCGACCTTGGCGTGACGGACTCGACGGCCATCGTTGTCGCGTGCTGCCGGCGCGGTCACCCTGAGGTGTACGTCGTCGACGTCTGGAAGCGCGAAGGCCTCATCCCGTCGACTGTCGCCGCGCACGTCGAGCGCTACCTTCGCGATTACCCCAAATCGATCTGTGTCGTCGACGAGGGCGGTTTGGGCAAGGGCTACGCGGAAGAGATGCGTCGGACGTACGGGCTGCCAGTGCAGCCGGCCGAGAAGAGCAAGAAGCGCGCATACCAGGAGCTCGTAGCCGGCGACCTGTCTGCGGGCGTCATCAAGCTCGACCCGCGCGCGGCGCGCTTGCTGCTCGACGAGATCCAGATCTTGCAGTGGCGGCCGGACAGGACCGAGGAGGATCCCAAGTTCGAGAACCACGCCGCCGACGCCTTCCTCTACGCGGTCCGGGCGCTCCGGCCGTTCTATCGCCCCGAGCTCGAGGAGCCGAAGCCAGGCACCGAGGAATGGCAGCGCCGGGAGTGGGAGCGCGAGCGCCAGGACGCCATGAATCGGGCAAAAAAGCGCTCGAGCCGCTGGCGTGGCGAGGCCGACCTACATCTGCCGCTGGCCGCGTGAGGAAACCCCCGAAACCTAGGGAATCTTCCGCGGGTGGGGTTTTCCACGTCACCACCTTGGCCAGTGGACCAATACGGCCAGGAGCGCTGGTGGAAAGCATCCGACGAGACGGCGCACACGCACGTCACGGCGATTGCTGACTGGCTCTGGCAAGATCAGACGGCGTTCCGCACGCGGTGCCTCGAGGCGCTCTCGCTGTTCGAGGGCAAGCGGCTACCGGGTCTCAGCGCGTCGGCGTACCTGAACAGCGGCACTCTCGAGGGTGACGACTTCGACGCCTACTACTGGAACGTCCCGCGTTCGCTCGTGCAGACCATCACGGCGAAGATCGCGGGGCGCCAGCGGCCGAAGCCGTCGCTCGTCTGCTCCGATGCCGACTGGCAGACCAAGCGCCGCGCCAAAAAGCTCGAGCGCTTCTGCGAAGCGCAGCTCCACCAGCCCCAGGGCATGCACCGCGATTCGTGGTCGCTTGGCATTCGCACGTTTTTGGATGCTGCTGTGTTCGGCTTCGGGTGCATCAAGATCTTCGCCGACAGTTTGGTCAAGCGCGTCGTCAACGAGCGCGTGCTGCCGTGGGAGATCCTGGTTGACCCGGTGGAGGCCGAGAAGGGCGAGCCGCTCAACTTCTTCCACCGGTACCACTACGACAAGGACGCGCTCGCCGAGCGCTTCCCGGGCAAGGAAGAGATCATCAATTCGGCGCCCGACGATGAGGCGGAGTATTGGGGCAAGGGTCGCCGGCTCGCGCGCTCGGCGCTCGTGTACGAGGCGTGGCGCATGCCCATCGGCGACACGCCGGGGCGGCACGTCATCTGCACTAAAAAGGGTGTGCTCGCGTCACGCGAGTGGAAGCGTCAAGAGCCGCCGTTTGTGTTCCTGCGCTACTCGGCGGAGCTCCTCGGCTTTGGCGGCCAGTCCCTCGTCGAGGAAGCAAAGACCATCGCGCAAGAGGTGAACTACACCGTCGAGCGCATGCGCGAGGCCGAGCGCCTCTGCTCGAACATCACGATCACCTATGAAGATGGCAGCGTGCTCAACGAGGAGGCGCTCAACTCGAACGAGATCGGCGTCAAGATCTGCATCAAGCCCGGCTCGCAGATGCCGGTCATCACGGCGCCCAACAGTTTCTCGGACAGCTCGCTCAAGTGGCTGACGCTGAACTTCGATAAGAGTTTCGAGCTGACTGGCGTCTCGCAGATGACCGCGAGCTCGCGCAAGGAGAAGGGCGTCACCGCAGGCGTTGCGCTGCGCACGCTGGCCGACATGGAAACCGAGCGGTTCTCCGTCGTGTACAGCGCGTACGAGCACATGATGGCCGTCGACATTCCGCGCCATCAGCTCGCGTCGACGCGCGAGCTCGCCGAGCGCGAGAAGGACGTGATGCTTCGCTGGCCGGGGCAGAAGTTCCTGACGGACCTCAGCTGGAATGACGTGTCGCTCGAGGAGGACATGTACGTTATCCAGCCGTACGCCGTCGCCGGCATCGTCAACACCCCTGCCGACCGCTTGCAGCTGGCGGAAGATCTCTACAACTCGGGGCAGATCTCGAGCGATTCGTACAAGCGGATCATCCAGTTCAAGGATCCTGAGAGCGAGCTCGAGCAGCAGAACACGCAGTACAGCGTGATCGAGAAGTACATTGAGAGCTGGCTCGAAGCGACGCCCGAAAGTCAGGACGAGGGGACGTTTCGCTACCGAGCGCCGATCCCGTTCATGGACCACGCGGCGGCGCTGCTGCAGGCCGCGCGCGCGTACATGGTTGCCGAGCTCGAGGGCGCGCCCGACTGGAACCTGCAGTTTTTCCTGACCTTCATGGAGCAGTGCGATCTGCAGATCCAGAAGGTCGCCGCGAGGCAAGCCGCAATCGCCAAGGGTGTCACGCCTGACGCGATGGCCGCTGCCGGCGCGCCGCAAACCCCAACCGGAGCCGGAGCGGTAGCAGCCGCACCGGTGATGCACTGATGGCCGCTCCCGCTACCTCCCCCGCCGAACCAGTCAAGCCGAACGGCGCCTTGCCCAAGGTCGCACCCCCGGCCGCCGCCGCCGCTGGTGCGGACCCGGATGATGCGCCGCTACCCCCGCTCGACCATGACGCCGAGCTGAAGGATCAGATCAAGCGCGCGCAGGACGTGGTCGCGCGCGATGAGAGAAAGAAAGCGAAGGCCGGCAAGGGCAAGCCAGCGCCGAAAGCCAAGGCGGAGCCGAAGGCGAAGCTCAGCGAGGAGCCGGACGGCAAAACCGACCCGGCGCCGCCGCCAGCGAAGGACGAGCCCGAGACGCCCCCGGTAGAGATCGGTGCGCCCAGCGCTGGCATGGTCCTCCGCGCGCGCGAGCTCGCCGACAACGGCGATCTGGACGGCGCGCTCAAGCTCGTGTTTGGCAAGGAGGCGGCCGTGTTCCGCCTCAACTCGGCGCGCTGGGCCGAGTGGCGCAAGGCGAACGATACCGCACGCAAGGAGACCGCCGCCCGCGAGCAGCGGGTTACGCAGGCCGCTCAGCGGCTCGCCAAGGATTACGGTCCGCTCGTCGAGGCGCGCAAGCTGTTCGAGGCGGAGGACTACGAGGGCGCTTTTCAGCAAGCTTTCGGGCTGGACCTGAACAGCTTTCAGAAGAAGGCGCTCGGCAAGTTCCACGGCAAGAACCCGGAGATCGAGGGGCTCAAGAAGCAGCTGGCCGAGGAGCGCGAGGAGCGCCAGCGCCTGGCCGATGAGGAGCGCCAGCGCCAGCTCACCGCGCAGCAGCAGCAGCAGCACGCTGCGAACGTGCGCGCCGTCTCGACGCACCTGGCGACGTCGACCGATCCGGAGATCGTCGAGCTCAGCAAGCGCCAGCGGTTCTTGCATCGCGTGTACAAAGACTTTTTGCGTGAGGCGCAGCACGGCAGAGATGCCGGGTTGCTCACCGTGACGGCCATCGCAGAGAAGGTCCGTGACGAGCTCGTGGAAGAATTCGGGCCGGTATTCGGCTCGCGCGACCGGAGCGCATCCGGGGGTCCGCACCAGGACGGCACAAATCCTGAGAGTCCGCACCGGGGCGGCAAAAACCCCGCGAGGCCGGTCGACGCGAAAGCGCCGCCCAACTCCCTCTCTCAACGCGGAGCTCAGGAAGCTAGTGCCCCCGGTCGACCTCTGACCGACGAAGAGCTGTTTCGAAAGTATCAGCGAATCGCGGAAGCCAAAGCCGGGTGACGTGCGCCTGAGGCCGCTCGGGGCCTCCGATGAATTCCACTGTTCTCACGTTCGATGCGTTCATGAAAGAACGCTACACCAAAGAAAAGATCGAAAACCTCACGCTTGCTGACCGCGCCGCATGGGCGATGACGCCGAAGGACGGCGATGTCAGCGGCAAAGTATTCGTAGAGCCGATCATCATCGGCAACCCGCAGGGCTTGGGCGCAACGCGCGCCAAGGCGCAAGCGGGAGCCGAGCAGGCCGGTACCGGCGCCAACGTCACGGGCCGCGACTGGAACCTCACCTTCGGCACCTACGCGGGCTCCGTCGTCATCGGCGAGAAGGTGATTCGCGCCGCTCGCGACGACATGGGCTCGTTCCTTCGCAATCAGGCGACGGAAATCGACGGTCTCTACGAGGCCTTCGCCGACACGTTCTCGACCTACCTCTACTCCGATGGTGGGCAGAGCGTGGGCTCGGGAACCATCAGCACCGGCGTCATCACGCTGGCTGATCCCGAGTCGATGAACAACATCCACTTGGGTCAGATCCTGACGGCATCCGCCGACAACGGCACGGGCACCGGGCACGCGCTGCTCGGGTCGGGTTCGGTGGGCTACGTCATCGCGCTCAACCACGCGGAAGGCAAATTCACCGTCTCGACCACGAGCGGCGGATCTGCAGGAACGCCGTCCGGCTGGACCGGCACGATGTTCTTCTTCCGCGACGGCGACTTCGGCGGCACGGCGACGCCCAACGAGATCTTCAAGGGCTTCGGCGCTTGGATCCCGGACACGGCGCCGGGCGCGACCGCGTTCTACGGTGTGGATCGCACCATCAGCGACTTGCTGAGCGGTGTGCGCCTCACGGCGGCTGAGGTCAGCGGAAAGGGTATCGAGGCTCGTCTCAAGCTGTTGTGCACGCGCATGCGCTCCCGGTTCAAGGGGCCTGGCGCGACGCACATCTTCCTGAACGACGAGAAGTGGCAGGCGCTTGCCGACTCGCTCGAGGCCCGCGGCACGCGGCCCCTCGACGGCAAGGTCGGCACGATGAGCTTTTCGAAGCTCGAACTCGCCATGGGCGGCCGCAAGGTGGAGATCTACGGCGATCGTTTCTGCCCGCTGGGCAAGGCGTTCGCGCTGAAGCTCGATACCTGGAAGCTGCGCAGCTACGGGCCCTGCCCCGACGTCCTGAAGGGCGACGGGCTGCAGATGCTCCGCAAGGCAACGTCGGACGACTACGAGCACCGCATCGTGGCCTTCCCGACGTTTTCCACGCGCGCGCCGTCGTACAACGGCGTGTGCAGCATGCCCGTCTAACCCGTAGGGGAGGCGCTGCGCTTACGGGGCGGCGCCTCCCTTGCCTCTACCGAGGAAACGAACATGACCGTTACTGCAGCAGACATGGCGCCGTATCCGACGAAGGCCGCGCGGCGCGATTTGGTCGAGCTCGATTTGGTGATCCCGATCGGCGCCACCGGCGCGGTTGGCACGCTCGACAAGGACGATCCGGCGGTTGGGTGCACCCGCACGACCACGGGCGTCTACGCTCTCACCTTCCCCAAGTCGCCAGGCGGACGGATCTTCATTCAGCTGTTCAGCCCGCTCGGCACGGTGGTTTCCGCGCCGCTCATTGCGATGGACTTTGCGGCGGGGACGGCGAGTTTCAACACCGAAACGGACGCTGGCACGCCAGCCGATCCGGCGAACGGAGACAAGATCCAAGTCCTGTTCCGCCTGGACTCGAGGGGGACGGGGTAATGGCCGAGCCCGAGCTAGATCTGGAAGGTCTGCTCCCCGAAGTCGAGGAAACGGAGGAGGGCGGCGGCGATGAGCTTCCGCCCGGCTTCATGTCGGCGTTCGAGGAGTACGAGGCGGGCGAGACGCCGGAGGCGCGCGCGAAGTCCCTGTACGACGCGATCTTGGCCTGCAAGGCCGCGCACGAGGAGTAACCAGTGGCGGCCCGCACGCGACGATTGGACGAGCTCCGAGACGACTTGCGCAAGCAATTCGACCTGGAGTCGATGACTGCGCGTCATCCGAACGCGAACCTGACTCGCGCGCTCAACCAGAGCATCCAGGAGTTTCGCGAGATCGTCAGCGATGCGGGCCACCCCTACTTTCTCGTACAGTCCACGGGCACGCTCGCGCTCGGAGCGACGAGCCCCTACCCGTTCGGCGCGCTCACCGTCTCGTCGCTCTCGCCCGGGTTTCTCCGCCCGTACGGATTCGACGTCAAGGTCGGCAACGTTTGGACGTCGCTCGAGCCGGTCAACTTCGAGGAGCGCAACGACTGGCAGGGTGACTGGCTGAGCGGCTCGACCACGGGACAGCCGCGCGCGTTCTTTCTCTTCAATGCTTCGCAGCTCGCGTACGCGCCGGCCAGCAACGCGGCGTATCCGTACATTCTCTACTACCTGCCGGTGCACACCGATCTGAGCGCCGACGGCGACACGTTCGACGGCATCGCTGGCTGGGAAGAGTGGGTGGTGTTCAACGCGGGCAACAAGCTCTTGCTGCGCGACTACCAGAGCGAGCAGATCGTGGTCTTCGCGGCCGAGCGTGACCGCCTGATGCAAACCATCCTTTCCCGGGTCAATCACCGGCAACGCGCGGGCGCAACGAAGCGCACTGATGTCCGCGGGCGACGCCGTATCGCGGCTGCAGCTCGCTACAGGTTCGGCGTATGAGCCGCGCTTTCCAACTTCCGCGGTTCGCTGGCAAAAAGCCGGAGGAGCTCGCGGATCTGCTCGAACGGATGGTGGAGGAGCTCGACGGTGAACTCCGCGCGCTGCGCGACGCTCGGCGCGGGCCGTTCCCTAACGGTGTGCTCGGCCAGGTGCTCAGCGCTGCGACCGCGCGACACGCACTCGCCTTTGGCCGCATTCACCGGGTGGACATGCAGGCGGGCAGTGTCGACCTGCAGCTGCCGTACGGGCGCAAGGAGCACGAGGCAGACATGGTCGGCATCGTGCGCCTGCAGGCTGGTAACACCCTGACGGTGTATCCGTCCGGTGGGCAGCTTGTCAGCGGCGCGGCGAGCCAGGCGCTCGCGACGGCCGGTCTGCGCATCTACGCCTTCACGGGCGGGGTCGCCGACGATGACCAAGGTGGATGG